CCCTCTATCTCTAAAAGTCTTTTATATATTTCCTCTTCTTTCATTAAACTAAATCGCCTAACTTAGCTAATTCGTCTAATTTAGCTTGAGGCCTTTCTAAACCTGCTACAGCACTGAACACCATAAGTGTGGGCTTATCTCCACTATATATCCCTCTATGGACAACACTGTGTGGTTTAAGCATCCTTGATAATTGATCAAAAGCTTGATCCAAACTAGATTGAGGGATGGTGTTTAGCTGTTCGGTTCCTCCAATCATAACGGCGGCAGCACAGTTCCCTGTTGAGAGATCAACTCCTCCAGTAAGAATATTATTTTTAAGATTCTCTCTTACTGCTCTTGAGATGGCGACGGGATCATTCCAATCATTAACTGGAGATGCTCCAAATACCATCAGTCCCGAATTCAACAAGCTGCCGTAATCATTAGAATCAAAAGCTGAATAAGTGCTATCTTTCGAAGCTGTGTGATTAAATAAATGAAATAGTCCGGCCATACTATGATTCGCCGCTTTCCAAAATTGAGAAACAGCTAGGTTAGGATAAAGCTTTCCTATTTTTTCGTTGTCTATTAAAATTAAGGGAGAGACTATACCTTGCTCCACTAAATCATAAGCTTCTCTTAACACTTTATGAGCGTTGGCATTTACTCTTTTTCCTTCGGAATTTTTAGGTAATGCTAAAATAACCCCTACTTTTGGATTATCTACCTTAAGTGTTTTTAATAGTTCTTGAGAAGACTTCACTAAGGGAACAACTGAGCCAGAGCCAGTGCCTCCTCCCGCTCCAGCGCAAACAAAAATTTTATCCACTTCGTCACCAAAGCTATGTCTCATAAAATCTAAAACGTCTTCAGATTTTTCCTCATAACACTTAGTGGCAACAGCAGGGTCTTTTCCCGCGCCTCCCTCGCCAATACACAACTTATTTTCTAATTTAATAGTATTTAAATCTTGTTGCGCGGTATTAATAACCCCTAGCCTTCTGTAGCCTAAGTCATAAAATGTTTCAGCGATTCTCGAACCTCCTTGACCTGCTCCTATGAATCCGAACTTAAATGCTACGGCAGCAGCGTCTTGAATAGTATTTTTCTTTGCTTCTTCTGCGGGCGGAGGAATCAACAAGTCAGGCATGGAAATATCCACAGGCTCATTGTATAAAGACTTAACCTGACTTTCTACGACTTCTTCCTTTTCGTTATTTTCAGGAAGGGAAATGTTTTCTGTGTTAATGTTTTCGTTTTCCATGATTTTTAAAATTTACTAGCTAATAAAAGGCTTCCCAAGTATATATCGACGCCATGCTCTTCGCAAATGCTATAAACTTGATTAACTCTATCTTTATTTTTATCTTGAGGGTTCTTGCAATACGAAGAAAGACTACTCTCCCAATTTAATGGCTCTTCATTGCAGATAACAACATCACATATTTCTGCAGCTATTTCTTTTTGCTGCTTGTTGAGTCTTTTTACTTTATGTATTTTTCTCAACTCTGCTTCCGCTAAAGAAGTAAGCTTTTGGGAGAGTATCATATTTTCTTTTAGTTTATTAAAATCAAACTGAGTTGACGCTTCCCCTTGTCCAACCGGAGTTATAGTTCTGTCTTGTTGAGGAGTACCCTCTGTACCATCTGGGCGTCCCGCAGGTTTTTTAATCTTAGGATTTTTATTGCGGTTTACGTTAATATTCTCCGTTATTCTTTTACTACCCATGATAGGCTCGTAATAGCCGTCGTCCTTGGCTCTTTTGAATTCTTCTTGAGATTCTATAGAGTCTTTACGGTATGGGAGCCTGTTAGTTTTTAACGAGTCAAATAACTCGTCAGCGGTTATCGCGCCTAGCTCGTAAAGTCTAGTGTATACTCGATCTTTAGTAACTGAATCTTTCAAGCTAATTTCTTGGAAGTAAGGAGTGGGATAATTTTTCAAGCCTAAAGATTTGGCTATCTTTTTAATTTCTGGAATTAAAAATTTATGGAGAAAAGCTTGACGACCTTGCTCTAATCGAGCGAGGAAGACTTGAACTTTACTTTCTTGGTTTGCGAACTTTTCTCCTCCTACGAGAATGTTATTTAAACCTAAATTTATGTCTCTATCAAATATTTCATACTTTTTAGAATCAAGTAGCTCGGATATTTTAGGAACCACAAATTCAGCTTTAGTTGTATAATCAGAAATTAAAACTCTCCCGACAGATTGGTTTTGAAATAACTCTTGCATGGCAGCAAGGTTCCTTTGATTAATCCCACCCTTATCGGGATCATTACCCATTGTCACAAGTAAAATAGCTTGCTGCATTGTGCGAGCTATAGCCATATCCATCTTTTTAAGCTCACTTTTAGCGTCAATATCCTCAAGCACTGGGTATCCCATTGGAACTCCGTAAGGCTCGTAGTCTTGTTTCTTGTAAAATACAGTTATAACTCTTTCCATATCCAAGGGGATTTTAAGTCCTTGAGAAGAGCTAACATTCATATCTTTTATCTGATTTTTTACCTCTTCAGGTAGAGAGTCAAAAATAGTAAAATCTTCTTCCGAGACAGGGTTTCTTAATCTGTTAACTTCATATCCCGTCAAGTTTTTATAATAAACGGGATTATAAAAGCTTAAGTTTCCGGTAAGCCTTATGTCTGCGGGATTTAACATTACGTATTTCAATGGCAACGTAACGCTTTCATTTAATGCCTGACTCAATGAAGAAGCCCCGAAAACTTGAGTCATCTTCTTGATGTCTTCTTTTTTAACTTTTCCGTCAAACCTGTATAAAAATATATTTCCCGACCTGTAGTATTCTCTAAAAAATTGATCCTGAATACTCCATACATTTATTTTATTAAAGAAAGCTTCGAAAAATTGTCGAGACTTTTTACTGCCGTCTTTAAAAAATAATGAACCGCACGAAAACTCAGTCATTAAATCTATTACATTTCTAAACTGAGCAAAGTTATAATAAGCTTTTTGACAAAGAATTACAGCGTCCCTTACGCTTATATCACGCTCACCGCCGTAAATAGCAGAATACTTCCAAGGGATTAAGCCGTCATCAATATTTTTATACTTGTCCGTGCGCTCAATATCTGCTGCACGATTTCTTCGAGTCGAAGTTCTTTGGGTGGATAAATTAGCTGCAGTTGATTCAAAGGCCATCAAGGGAGTAATGTCCGAAGCCTTACCCGAAGTATCCTTGGTCTTAGGGGTGCTGCTATTCCCTTGATTTTTTGCTTTTGCCCTCATAATTAATATTTATTACACTTTTTTAAACCATTCTTGGTAAAAAAGTGGTAGAAAAATCTTCTTTGTTGTGTTGCATTTCAAAATAGCATTTTAATGCCCAATTAGCGAGCATTAAAGCAGTATAGTTATCTCTTCTAGCTCTATTGGCTGAAGTGCTTCTCTTTAAGTGCTGCGGTAAATCAAAAGTTTGGGTTCCTTTGGCTGTGCTTTTTACCTCAATAAGAGCGCACTGCTTTTTAGTCTGGTACACTAGAGAATCTTGAATTTCAATTAAATCGCTAGTAGTTTCTGATCCGGTTAATTTTAAATTAATTAAAGAATTATTCTGTTTGTCAAAAGCTGAACCATTAGCTGTGGTTCGAGAGGCAAACCAAATTTTCTTATGATCAATGCACGCCTGAAGGTGTTCATTAGCCTTCCGAATAAACTCGCTGGTAAAGTTTTGCTTGAAGCATATTTTGTAATCACTTTTATTATATGAGGTTTTACATCTCCTTAATTCTTTAGAATACTCTATTCCGTCTTTTACGGAATCAAATTCTAAAAATTTAAGATTTATACCTGCGTTAACAAAATTCTCCGATTCATTACAGCTATCTAAGAATTGATAACCTGCATTATCAATGCATATCATTTCTACATCGAAGTTTGTTAAAACATAATAAAAATAATTTATATGATCTTTTAAATCTCCTCCAGCAACAGCATAATTATGAACTAGTGTTCCCTCTCTTCTTTCTTCGTCCATTTCCAATACTGAGATAGCAAAATAGTCAGAAGAAGGACTATTACTAAAGCTTGGGTCAATTCCTATAATATACTTTTTGCCTTTCGCTCCTTTTACGCGAGTAGTGGGCGATTCGCCGTCAGGGATAGTACACTCGTGCATTTTCTTAGCGCTAAAATAACTATCGCTACCGTCAGTGAATTGAGCGCAATATTCTCTCAGGAAAGAAGAATGGGATTGACCTCCTCCTTGAGCTTCTTCAATAATGGTCTTATCTACCATTTCGGAAGGAAGAGCTTCGTAGCCAAGTTGAGAAATAAAATATTTAGCGTCATATTCCTCACCGTCATAAATTTTGCCTAGCCACTCTTTATAAGTTTTATATAAATTTTCAAACGTATAAGAGGCAGAAGACAAAGCGATCATCTTAGATGTATTTTCGAAAGTTATTCTGTCTGCTTCTTTCATTTTTCCTGCGGCTATTAGCTTATCTTCCATTTCTCTAATCTCGATCCTCTCCTTCATATTTTGAGGAGCCACCAAGAAAGGCATAAGAACAGTTTGAATTATTTCTTCTGGTAATAAAAGATATTCATCTAATACGAGGATGTTCGCTCTAAAGCCGCGAATTTTTTCTCCACTTAGAGGAATGGCTGTGATGGTTCCACCATTAATCTCCCATTCATATTGATCGTTTCTTTTGGATGGGCGATTCGCAAAAGCTTGCTGTAAAAGCTCCGCGCCTTTTGTCTTAACTAATTTTTCTAAATTATTAAATATAAAACGAGCCGTACGAAATGTAGGTCCCGCGATTAAAATTTTCGTACCCGGATTGAAAATGCATTGTAAAAAACAAAACACAGAAGCTATGAACGTTTTACCACAACCACGACCCCAGACGCACATGGAGAAGTTTCGCGTCATCAATCCTTTTAAAGTAATTTCTTGAAAAGGCGCTAGTTTTATCCCTGATATAAGTTCGGTAGTAAAACCTAAATTAGCATTTAAAAATTTAGCTAAAGAAATGCGAGCTTCTTTATCGTCTAAATAGCCCTCAAGTTTTAGTAATTCTTTGTTAGTATTACCCGACTCTATTTTATATTTTTCTGGCGCGTACCACATTATTGAGGGCCTAATATAAGAACATTGTTAGAATTTAATTCTGCTTTATTATTGTAATACCCTTCTCTTTTAAGTTGACTAAAGCCATTGTAAACTTCGCAGCTTGGCTTGGGGTAATAATCATCGAACATCACTATGCCGTCTTTCTTTAATAAATTAGAACTAAACTTTCCATCTACATAAACATTAGCGAAATCATGACACCCATCCACATATATAACATCAAATTTATCTTCTAAAAAAGGTAATACTTCCCAAGACTTTTTTCTGAAATAAGTTACTTTTTTGCTATGTTTTTCTAAAATATTTTTTTTAAAAATTTCAAAGGTTGTCTGGTTGGTTTTTTTTCTATTTTGATTATCGGGTCTATTGTACCAATCATTTTCTAAATGCGGGTCTATACAAGTAATTTTCGAAGATTCATGAGTTAAAATTTTTTTTATAAACCATAAAGTTGATTGACCTTCGCAACTACCTATCTCTAAAAAATTTAAATTTGGAGCATTTTCTAAGTACTTCAAGCATTTAGCCATTGGCTTCCATCTACTTTCTCTAGAATGAAAATTAAAATAAAATTCTCCCCCCAACCAGCTTGTAAATGTATTTTCCATTTATAGAATTTTTTTATCATAAGCTAATTGAAGGTCGATAGATTTATAAATGCAATTAGATAAAAATATCTTTTCGCTTACTCTAACGGCCTCTTTTCTACCTTTGACAAAAAGAAATTGTACATAAGGATACTGTTGTATTATTTTCCGTACATTATGAAAAATAAATTCTGGGGTAGCTTTTATTTTTTTAGAGATATGAGGTAAGAAAGGAAAACTCAAAGCCTTACTCAAACTTTCCTCTACTAATATAATTAAATTTGCATCCTGCTCTCCGGCCCTTTCTATTTCTCTGCAGAATCTTTCATAGTTTAAGGTGCTTAAGGTAGAAATGAAATCAGCCAAAGACTTTCTTTCTATGTAGCAATTGCAGGTCATTTCTTTATCGTTTAATGTATAATCTCCAAATTTTAAGCCATAAACCTCAGAAGGAATATTAAATTTTAAAGGCTCTTTTTCTCTGGAGTCTATGAGAATTTTATGTCCGGCATTTAATTGCCCGCTAACTTCTATATTTTTAATTTTTTTATATTTATTATGCAAGCCTAAACTTTTACATAATTCGTAATAATCTTCAAAGTACTGCTCGAAAGTGACAATAGAAGGAATTGCCACCGTCCTTAATTCTATCTGACAAGGAGAAAAGATAAGTTCTTTTTCTCTTTTTCTTTTACTGAGTAAGAGTTGAAGATACTCTTTGGCTTTTTCTAACGGCTGCTCCTTGAGCCATTTTAACTGATTAACTCTACTGTTAAAATCATTTGAAAAATAATAATCTTTAGATTTAAATTTTATAATTGTTTGATCATACAGATCGTAGCGAGGAAAATATTTTTGATAATATGCAGCTACGCGAAGCTTATGAGCTTTCAAGTGAGCGTGTAATTGACGCTCAGTTTCAAAAACTTTATCGCATACTTTGCATTTAACACTCATTATTAAGTTTCCAGTATCTCCTCTTTAGTTAGGCCTAAAACTCTAGCTTTTATTTCGTCCATACTTGATATATTGTCAATCTCTTCAGCTATAGCTTCCTTTCGCATTTCGGCTAGAGCTATCATTTTTTTCCGGCCCTCTTCTTCTTTCCAAACTTCTACTAAGTTTAAAATACTGGCGTTTTCTTCTAATTGATTTTTTAATCTGTGGCTCCTCTTTTGCTTGAGATCGTCTAGTAATTTATGCTGCCTATTTACCGATTGATGGTATTCGTTTTGAGCTGTATTAATAGATTCCACTAATGCCATAGATATTCTTCGAC